AAGCCGGTGGAACGGCTATCCGACCTCTCTCCAATCGGATTTTCGGGGAATCGTCATGGATGTTGCGAATCTATCTATTGTTGACGCTTGTTGCAAGCCATTGCAGCTCTGTAAGCAATTGCCGCTTCCGTTTGAAGAAGATGAAAAACCAACAAAGAGGTGCTCAACCTGTAAAATCGAAAAGCCGATTGAGGGTTTTTATGGCAAGCAAAGTCAATGCAGAAAATGCAAGTCACGAAAGGTAATGGAGATCCAGCGTAGGAATCGCGGATATGGCAAAGTTAGGGACAGAGTAATTCTTAAACAATGCCAGCTCTGCGAAAAAAAAGTCAAAACCACTGACTTCAATCAAAGGCGAAACGTTTGCTTAGATTGCGCAAGCAAACAGCGAAAAAAAGAAAAAGAAAAGCCGTCTTGCGTTCAATGCGGAAAACCTTGCTCTGAAAAAAGAAACCGCTTTTGTTCTTTTGCTTGCTTCAACGAAAACCGAAGTTTTGGATTCGTGGAGATTACTTGTTCTAATTGTGGCAAGGTGTTTACTAGAAAAAAAAGGCTGGCTCAGAAGTATTCAGCACACGCTTGTTCAGTGCAGTGCGCGAACATTGTTAAGGCATCTAGAATGCGGGAAGTCAGTCAAGAGAGACGACCTAAAAAGACGGTACAGCAAGTTAAAAAAGACTTCTACGAAAAAAGACGACAAAAACGCTTGGTTGTAAACTCCAGATACAAATCTTTGTGGTTTAAGAAGGCAAATAGGAAAATCGACGGAGAAAGTAATTACAAATCAACCTGGTATAGAAAATCAATGATAGCTACACAAACAAACAGGACGCGACATCACAAGGCCAAGGTAAGCAAGATGCGAAGCTTCAAAGATTGGGATTTATGCGTTCGGTTTCAGCGAAAAGCAATCAAATCAATCTCAGTTAGAAGGGTTCGCTCTGACTGGAAAGTAAAGTGCGAAACAAGAGGAAGGGAACTTCGTCGTAGCAAAATAAGGACTTCAAGATGATTACCGAAAGACAGCGTGAGTATTTTAACAAATACAAGGAATTGCATACCTACCAAAAAGTAGCAGATTTTTTCAACGTAAGAAGGGAAGCAGTGGAGTCAGCAATAAAGAGCGCAAAAAGAAAGTGTGAAAAAATTGCGTTTGAAGTAGATTTGATTCAAGAAAAAAGACGCAATGCAACAGAAAAGCATTTGGCAGCGACGACGGGTGAATTGATGGAACTTGTTAAAAAACAAGACTTCAAGTGCGCGTTAACTGGCCAGGATATAACAGATCCCAGCCTAGCTAGTCTCGATCATATCGTCCCAGTAAGTAACGGAGGAGGCAATGAGGTTAATAATCTGCAATGGGTGTTAAGTGAGGTAAATCGGATGAAGGGAACTCTTACACAGGAAAGATTTATTGAGCTATGTTGCAAGATAGCATCACACCACAACAATACTACCTAAAAAGAGGGGGGCGCCTAGTAGGTTCTTCCTGCCTCCGCCCTGCAACCGTGTCCAATGCGATCAGTCTTTATTTTTCAGAATCTTAGGCCACCCATTTATACTATAACCTAAACGAGGGATACCGCAACGGAGTATGACAACCAGAGGGCCGCGAATCCGATCGGAAGAATATCAGCGAAAAAATCGCGAAGACGCAACCCGCGCCAGCCGTGAGAAGGTTGCTTCGGTTCGCGAAATCGGGCCGCTCCCCGCCGTCGTCAATCCGGCTCGCCGAGAACTCTGCAAGCCTTCACTGATTGACTTTCTTGCAACGTACTTCCCGCAATCCTTCCTTCTCGACTTCGGCGACGATCATAGAAAGGTCATTGCTCGCTTGGAAACCGCGATTCTTGAAGGTGGCCTGTTTGCACTCGCTATGCCGCGCGGTAGCGGCAAAACCACGATTTGCGTCCGCGCACTTCTTTGGGCCATTTTGTACGGTCATCGCAAATTCGGGATGCTTATTGGTGCATCCGCCGACGCCGCGAAAGAACTTCTTGCCGAACTAAAGGTCGAACTGGAAACCAACTTGATCCTTACGCAAGACTTTCCGGAAGTTTGCTATCCGATCCAAAAACTTGAAGGCATCTCGCAGCGAGCTAAAGGTCAAATGCTCGGCGGCAAGCAAACGAACATCGGCTACAAGGGAAACCAAATCATTTTGCCGACCGTCAAGGATTCCGCCGCTTCAGGTTCGATCATTCGCGTCGCTGGTTTGCTTGGCAGGATTAGAGGTGCAAAGTATGTCAACGCCGATGGCGAATCGATGCGACCTGACTTGACGATCGTTGACGACCCCCAAACCGATGCTTCCGCGAAATCCGAAAACCAGTGCGCACAGCGTGAACGTGTCTTATCGGGTGCGATCCTTGGTCTTGCCGGGCCGGGCAAACGAATCGCGGGTGTAATGCCTTGTACGGTCATCCGTCGCGGTGACATGGCAGACCGACTCCTCGATCGTTCGATTCATCCGAGGTGGAACGGCGAACGCTGCCGCATGGTTTACCGCTGGCCAACGAATCAAAAACTTTGGGACTCTTACGCCGAGCTGCGAATCAGCGATTTGAAGCAGGGCAATGATAAGCTACCACAAGCCACCGAGCTTTACGGCGACAACCGGCAAGAGATGGATGAAGGTTCGATCGTCGGCTGGCCAGCACGCTATGAACCGCATGAACTTTCCGCGATCCAGCACGCCGTCAATTTGAAGCTTGGTAATCCGGATACATTTGACGCCGAGTACCAAAACGACCCCAAGGAAACACTTGGCAACCAAACCGGCAAACACGCTGCGACGGCTGACGTGATTTGTCAGCGCGCCAGCGGTTACGCACAAGGTGAGATCCCCCGCGAAGCGAATCACCTCGTTTGCGCGGTCGATGTTCAGCAAAACGCATTTTTTTATGCGGTTCTAGCCGTCGCAGATGGCTTTACATCATGGGTCGTCGATTACGGAGTTTGGCCGGATCAAGGCAAAATCTACTATACGCTTTCGGAGATTGAACGAACGATTACGCACGAAACCGGAGTCGGCAACCTGGAAGCGTCGCTCCTTTCCGGACTCCGAAGACTTGAATCGCATTTACTCTCTCGTCAGTTCGTCCGCGACGACGGCGCGTCGATGCCGATCGAACGAATCGTAATTGACGCCAACTGGGGGCCAAGTACCAAGACCGTTTATTCTTTCGTTCGCCAATCCGAACAGCGTTCACTTTGGCTTCCGTGGCATGGTCGCGGGGTTTCCGCCAAGCAAACGCCAATCAATCAGTGGCCGCGCAAGCCGGGTGAGATTGTTGGGCCGGAGTGGCGCATCTCGGCAGCAAACGCCGGTCAGCAGGTTCCTCGACATATCACCGCCGATGTCAATCACTGGAAGACCGTCTTACACCAGCGGCTTCAGCAACCCGAAGGCGAGCCGGGCGCGATGATGCTGTTCAAAGCATCGCCGATGCGTCACCGAATGCTTGCGGATCATCTTTGCAGCGAGCAAGCGATTGAAACGGCTGGTCGAGGTCGAACGCTTGTTGAATGGCAGCTATTGACAGGCCGCGACAATCACTTTCTCGATTGCTTGGTGATGTGTCTTGTGGCCGCTTCGGTCGTTGGCGTTCGGACGCAAGCAGATCCGCAACCAGTCTTGCAACGACCGCGCAAGAGCCTCCAGCAGATGCGGGAAGAAGCTTTGAACCGCCGTCGAGACTAGGGCACTAGACAAGTCGAGTAGAATGAACGCTACAGCCTAAACGTAGCAATCATTCTTTGAGCGAGTCTAAAAAGTGCCAAACGCCGACGGAAGCTTAACACCGGGCGAAATCGCAGAAGCAGCCAGCAAGCCGCAATCGGTTAGCGTCGATGGCACTTCGGCGACTAGAGCGAGCACGCAAGAGCTTATTGAAGCCGATCGCCACCGAGCCGCCAACGCCGGAGCCGCAACACCTTGGCGAGGTTTGATCTTCGCTAAGATTCGCAAAGGTTCCGCCGTCAATGGAGATCGCGGCTGATGCCAATCGTTGACCAGTTCGGCAAACCGATTCAGCAAGCGACCAAGCAAGCGGAAGCACTTCGCAAGATGCGAGCCGATTCCCGCGCCGAGCTTTCCGCTGCTTACGACGCCGCACAAACAACGGGTGAAAATCAAAAGCACTGGCGATACGCTGACGACCTTTCCGCTTCCGCTGCTAATAGTCTGACGATCCGAAAAACGCTGAGGCAGCGAGCAAGATACGAATGCCTAGAAGCCAACTCGTTTGGAAATGGCATCGTTAACACGCTAGCCAATGACACTGTTAGCACGGGGCCGAGGCTGCAAGTTCAGCTTCCAGACCGCGATGCGGCTAGGGAGATTGAACGGCAGTTTTACCGCTGGATGAAGTCGATCAACTTAACTCGCAAACTGCGCACAGCACGCCTCGCCAAGTGCGTCGATGGCGAAGCCTTTCT